CAAACTTTTTTTGCCCCTTATGTCAAATAAAGTTTGGGGGAACCTTTCCAAATCCCACTTTTTTGTATCTAGGTGGGTACTATATAGTCAGCGACTAGCAGTAGCACCCCCCGTCCTCTCCTATATTCTTGTAACCTTTTCTATATTGAAAAACTTTGATATAGATTGTATGAATACTCTCTTTATGTCTACCAGTTATAGCAAAAATTATAAATAAGTGTATGGCTATAGTTCCCAAAAACGACCCCTATATATTTCAAGATGAAACTCAATATAAAATTATTTACAACAATTATAAAAATAATGTTTGACAGATAACTCTGGTTAGTCCAATATGCGATTAGTAACTTAATCAATCAACTAAATTAAAAGGAAATATATTATGAATACTCAAATACTAAAAGGAACTATAACAGATATTAAGCGTCTAGCTAACAGCTACAACGGAAACCCAAATTTTAAAATTATATTAAAAGACAACAACGGACACGAATTAATAATAGGTACAATCAACGACAGCATGGTTAATTGCATAGTGTCTGATGTAATGCTAAACCAAGAAGTAGAAATGAAAGTAAAAGTGAATAGACGCACTACCAAACTAATAGATGTAAAACCAACAGACGAGCAAAGAATGGTTTATGACTTAGAATGGTACGCAAAACAAGTTCAGTCAATAATTAAAACAACAGAAGCAGTTTAAACTTAAAAGGGATAAATATTATGAACAGCAAACATAAAATGTTTAACATTAGGTTAGTAGTTGGGATAGCCTCAGAACACGAGCCAGACTTATTTGGTTTTATGCAAACAATATTTGATGATGTTGGACAACCTGACCTAACACCACCAAGCCCTAAAAGCGTAGCTGAGTTATTAATGTGTATTGTCAGAGTATCCTCTCTAGAAGGTGGATATGACGACTTAGAAGCAGGGCTATATGAGGTGTCAATAGATGCCCGTAATAATGGGACTCAATCAAACGAAAAATACTGTCTTAATGTAATTAAAGAAATCAAAAAAATTATTAAAGTCAGAAGAGCATAACTTAAACGGGGCGAAAGCCCCACAACCTAAAAGGAAATATTATTATGAAAAAGAGAACTGTAACAATAAATAAAGCTGATAGTCTTGTATCTATTAAAGTAATAGAGCCTAAAGCAACCTACCCGAGTCCTTTGGCACCTATGCCAGTAGTAAAATGCTCTTGGGAAGATTACAAAAAAGGGGGAGAGATTGCTAACGCTAAAGGCAGGAAATAAACTAATCTGCATAACTTCACTCTGACGAGAGCTAGTTAGTGACTAGCCGAAACCCTCGCACATAGAGGGTCAGTGATAACTAAAACAATAGGGAGCAATAGAAAATGACTAGGTTACAATTAGAACGAGAAAACGCTAGATTAAAATATGAAATAAATATGTTATCTAAAGATTATTACACAGATAAAATTAAAGATTACTTAATACATAATGGAGTAAATCCTGAATTAGCTAGGGTATTAGCTACTGATATTTACAAAATGATTAAAGGAGATTTATAAAATGACTATGTTTGGATTTTTGCTATACACTTTGGGGGGTACAATGCTTTGCCTATATTTAGCCTTGTATCTTAATATGGACAATGAGTTTGGAGATGACGAATAATGAAAGATTATAAACATTTAAAAGTACAAGAACCAGAGCCAGCAGTCAGCTGGTTCTACTACTTGATTGCAACTACAGTTATCTGTATTATGTGTATTGATTCAATAAATTTTTAAAGGGGAATGATAATGAATGAAGAAGTGTTTGGAATATCAAGAGATGAGATGATAGAAAATGAGGTATCTCTTTATATGTATAACTTTGAAGAAGCAGAGTGGTCAACAGTGAAGTGTACTGAAGACCTTGATATAGAAATTCTAGTACATTCAGATGGAGAGATTAACGACTCAGGTCACAACCTATTAGTCTTAGTTAATCAACCCTCTACAAATATAACAGATGCTTACATGACAATGTTAAGCGTTGACTATGATGATTTTATGGGGGAGTTACTATGAATAAATTAGGTTATGTAACTACTACACCTAAGACATTACAAAAAGCATTTGGTGAACCTGAAATATTAAATGGTGATACTAGTCTATGGTATAGGGCTAAGTTCTATGATGAGGATAGACTTATTAGGGCATATGTTTATCTACTCAATGAAGCTAATGCTATACCCAGACACGACCAAGTGTTTAAGTTTAGTGTTGGTGGTGATAGTGATGCCTTAGACTATGTGTATCAGGCTATTGAGAAGGCTAAAGAGCTATGAACGCAGACCCTAATAGAACTGGTTTCAGGGTAGGTATTCCACTATTACTGCTGGAGTACCCAGAACACCCAGAGCTATGCCATTTAAGCCAGCGAATTGCTGACATAATAATTATTAAGCTACTTGCTAATAATAATAACAACAACAATGAAAAGGAAACAATAACATGAGTGATACTTATACTTACTGTTGGGTATGTCCACAGTGTTTAAAAGAAACTGAGTTCCGTAATTTTAATGACAATGAATATTGTATTTTAAAATGTGGAGATTTTATGAACTGTGGATACACAGAAGAACAACAACCGATAAGAGATATTCAAATGGAATACACAGACTATCCATTTTTAGACAGAGATACTAAAGATAGTATTTTAGATGCGTTTATAAAAGTTTATGAGCATGAGTTTGAAGAATTTATGAAAGGTTTTTCTGATGGTGCTAATAATAAAGAACTTGATGAACAAAAGGAGATTAAAGAAGGTATCAGAGCTTATGCAGAAGGTCATACTTGTGCTGTTAAGCAAAAAGAAATCTGGTTAGTTGATGTTAATTTAAAGAGGTAAGTGAGTTAAATAACTAACAACAGCAGTCAGTTGTTTAGCATATGTTTTTAAAGGGTAGCATAATTATTAAAAATAATACAATAAATAATGGAGAAAAAAATGAGTCAGACAAAAGATTTAACTGAGTTAGAGCGTAAGATATTCATTAAGCTGTTGCTAGGTTGGGATAATCTAGCAATAGAAGAACAACTCAAAATGAAAAGAAATAATATCAAACAGATTGTACATAGTATCTTTAAGAAGTTTGGTGTAAACTCAAGACCAGAGTTATTGGCTAAGTACATACCTCACATTGTTATTCAGAGAGAGGAGAAGAAACTACATGGATAAGAGTAAAGAGTTATACGACATTGTATTGTATTCTTTAGAGGACAAGGTTAAATACTTGAGTAAAGGTTTAAATCTTGAGCAAGCTACTGAGTACATGAATAATCATAAGACTATACCTCATACAATGATTGGTTTAGTGCCTCACAATGATGGAGAAGAAGATGTCAGAGAATGATAAAGGAACATTTTTATATCATACTAGCTGCGAGTTGTGTGGTTCATCAGATGCACACGCTCGTTACGAGCAGTCAGATGGCACAATAAATGGAACTTGTTTTTCTTGTGGGGTATTTCACAAATCAAGTACAGCAGAAGTTGTACCAATCAACAAACAATATAAGGCTAGTAAAATGAAAACAATAGAGGAGATTAAACAGCTACCGATATTAGCTATACCTGACAGAGGAATTTCAGAATCAACAGCAAAGAAATATGGTGTCAGAAGCAGTCTATCAGAAGCTGATGGTAAGACTATTACTCATATTTATTGTGGAGATACTTTGGGTGGTAAGTTAAAAGGTTTTGAGTGTAAAGAAACAGCAAGCAAGCAGTTCAGTTCTATTGGTGATAGGAAAGGAGAGCTTGATTTGTGGGGCAGTTGGACTTGTAATGGTGATACAAAATTGTTTATCACTGAGGGTAGATTAGATGCAATGGCACTTCATCAAACCATAGAAAAATTTAATGGGGAAAAGTACAAGAGTTTTAAACCTTGTGTTGTTAGTTTGACTAGAGGTGTAAGCAATGCAGTTAAAGATTTACTCAATAACAAAGAACTATTATCCAGATACAAGGAAGTGGTGCTGGTTTTTGATAATGATGAAGCAGGTAAGAAAGCAGTGAAGGATTGCTTGAAGGTATATCCATTGTTTAAGTCAGCTAGCTTACCATTAAAAGATGCAAATGAAATGGTTTTACAGGATAGAGCTAGAGAACTTTTTACAGCTTGTGTATACAATGCCAGTGTTGTAAGACAGGGTGAAGTGGTAGATGTATCTGACATCATAGAGAGTGCTATGACGAAACCACAAATGGGTATTAGTTTTCCTTGGCAAACTGTAACCAAGGCTTGCTTTGGTATCAGACCCCACACTATCCACTGTGTAGGTGCAGCACCTAAAATTGGTAAGACAGACCACCAGCACCAGCTAGTACACCACCTAGTATATAATGAGAAGGTCAAGGTAGGTATGTTTGACCTTGAGAATAGCCCAGTTAAGACAGCTAAGAAGTTAGCTAGTAAGCAAGCAAAGAAAGATTTTACTAGACCTGATACAATCTACGAGGACAGTGAGCTAAGACAAACACTGGAAGGATTAGATGGTAAGGTTAGGTTCTATGACAGAGCAGGGTCAAGAGATTGGGAAGCAATACAAACCGCTATCACTGAGATGCACTTACTTGATGGTATTAATATCTTTATGATTGACCCCATGACTACATTAGTTCAGGGGTGTGATGCTAGTCAAACTAACACTGAGTTAGGTAAGATATGTAGTTCTGCTGCTGACTTAGTATCTATGTATCCTATCACTATATTCTTTTATAGTCATGTGAATCCCAAACCTAAAGGCAGTACACCTCATGAAAAAGGTGCTAGAGTTTATAGCTCTGAGTTCTTTGGCAGCAGGTCTATGGAAAGGTTCTTTCATTATGGTCATGGTATCAGTAGAGATAGAAGTGATGAGTGTCCTGAAGAAAGAAAAAATATGTCAGAGTTCTATATGTTATTTGACAGGGATTTTGGTCAGTCGTACACTTGTGATGTATACTTTGATGAGAGTACAGTAACCTACCTAGAACCTATGAGAAGGAGTTGGTGATGGCTGAATATGTATTTGATATAGAGGCAGACTCATTAGATGCTACCAAGATACATTGCATGGTAGTCAATGGTGAAGAAGTTGATAAGACTTTCTTTGAGAACCTTACACCCAAAGATACTTTGATAGGTCACAACATCATACGCTATGACATACCAACCCTTGAGAGATTGTTAGGTATAAAGATTAAAGCTCAACTGATTGATACCCTAGCCCTGAGTTGGTATCTGTTTGATGTGAATAGGCATGGCTTAGAACAGTGGGGTGAAAGATTAGGGATTGCTAAACCTACTATTACTGATTGGGAGAACTTAACAAGAGAGGAGTACATTCACAGGTGCAAAGAAGATGTGAAGATTAACACTAAGCTATGGGGTTTACAGAAGTCTTTGTTGATTAAAATTTATGATGGTGACTATCAACCACTGGTTCGTTACCTCTCATTCAAGATGAAGATGGGTATGCTGCAAGAGAAATCAAAGTGGAAGCTAGATGTAGATAAAGCTAACACTTTACTCAATGAGTTAGAGTTAAAGAATGAGCAAGCAATCAATGAATTATCTAAAGTTATGCCAAAGGTTCCTAAGATAGCAAAGCGTAAAAAACCCAAGCTCCCATTCAAACAAGATGGTTCTTTGTCTGTAGCTGGTGAGAGATGGAAAGTCTTAGCAGAAGCTAATGGATTTACTATTGAGTACGACAAAGAAATAGAAGAAGTAGTAGGTCAAGAAGAACCCAACCCTACTAGCAGTAAACAAGTTAAAGATTGGTTGTTCTCTTTAGGTTGGAAGCCTATGACATTCAACTTTGTAGATGATAGGGAGATACCTCAAGTAAAAACTAAAGATGGTGAGTTGTGTAAGTCTATTAAGAAGCTATCCCTACTACACCCAGAAGTATTGGTACTTGAAGATATGGCAGTAGTTAAACATAGGATAGGATTAGTTAAGGGCTTACTAAAGAATGAACAAGATGGATATGTCATTGCTGCAATACAAGGCTTAACCAATACCTTGAGGTTTAAACACGCTGTCTGTGTCAACTTACCTAGTGCAAGAAAGCCCTATGGTTTAGAGATAAGAGGCTTACTTACATCTCATGATGATAAAGAGTTATGTGGTAGTGATATGTGTAGCCTAGAATTTTTTGTACTCTGTCACTATATTTGGGAGCATGACAAAGATTATGTACTTGAAATGTCTAAGTCAGATTTTGACCCACATCTTGACCTTGCATTAGCTGCTGGTGCTATTACTAAACAAGAGATGCAAGATTATAAAGATGGTAACAAACTTGATAGGATTTCTCAGTTACGATACAACTACAAGGGTGGTAACTATGCACTTCAGTATGGTGCAGGAATTAAAACCCTAGCAAAACAGTTGGGTATTACCATGAAGGAAGCTAAAGTTATATCTGAAGCGTACTGGAAAAGGAACTGGAGTGTTAAGGCTGTTAGCGATAGCATGATAACTAAGGAAGTTAAGGGTAGGACTTGGCAGTACAACCCAGTGTCTAAGCTATGGTACTCATTAAGAAGTGACAAGGATAAGTTCTCAACTTTATGTCAAGGTACAGGAACTTACTTGTTTGATATGTGGGTGGGGTTCATCTTAAAAGAAAGAGAGCAACTAACAGCTAACTTTCATGATGAAATAGTATTAGAAATAGAGAAAGGTAACAGAGATAAATGTAAAAAACTTTTAGAAAAAGCTGTACAAAAAGTAAATAATATGTTAAGTTTAAACCGAGAGTTGCAAGTTGATGTACAATTTGGTAACAATTACTCAGAAATACATTAAGGAGATTAAGATGGGTATTGAAAGATTAACAGTAAAAACATCTGGTGGTGACAAGCTCACCTACGATAACTTAGAAGCAGGAGAGTACGAAGCAAGGTTAATTTATGTTGCGTCTTTGGGTATGCAAAAGCGTACTCCATACAAAGATGGAAAAGAACTAAGTAACTGTCAGCAAATTGCATTATGTTTTGAAGTGCTTGGTTCAACTGTAGAGTTGAATGGTGAAACACAGCCAAGAACTCTTTGGACTAATTCAATTAATATTTTTTCTAACATGAGTAGTATGGGTAACGAGCTACCAATGTACAGAGCATTTGTTCCTACTGCACCAGAAGACTCTTTACCTGATTGGGAAGCACAGTTAGGTAAACCAGTTAGTCTTACTGTGGGTCAGAAAGAAAGTAAAGGAAGGCTGTTTGACAAGATAACAAATGTTTCTGCTATACCTTTAAAGTATCAAGATAAAGTACCAGAAGCTGTTACAACCGAGTTTTCTGCTGGTGGCTCTGAAGAACTTGATTCACCTGCTATTAAAAACTTGAGGGGGTATCAGAAAACAGCCCACGAAAATCGTATCAGACAAAACACTACTCCTACTAAACAACCACAACCAGTGGTAGAAGAAGAAGTTTTTGATGATGCTGTTCCGTTCTAAGTGAAAGCCCTCATTGATGGTGACATCATAGCTTACAGGGTAGGCTTTGCTTGTCAGAAGAAGGATAAGGAAACAGGGTTGGTTACGGCTGACCCTAAACCTTATGCTCTCCATTCTACTAAGCTCTATGTCAATCAGATAATAGAGGACTGTGGCTGCAACAGCTACACTATATACCTCACACCTAAGACAACCTTCCGTAACAAAGTAAGAGATGACTACAAGGGCAATAGGAAAGATGTTGCCAAGCCAATTCATCTTGAGGCTATTCGTACCTACTTGATTAGTATTTACAAAGCTAAAGTGGTAGATAATATAGAAGCTGATGATGCGTTAGGTCTTAAACAAGACTCCGATACTATGATATGTAGTATAGATAAAGACTTGTTAATGTGTGAAGGCAACCACTACAACTTTGTAAAGAAGGAGTTTAAACAGGTAACCTCAGAAGAAGGCACAAGATTTTTTTATCAGCAAATGATAACTGGTGACAGTGCGGATAATATCTTAGGCATTAGAGGTCTTGGTAAAGTCAAGGCAAGCAAGCTATTAAAGGATACCGCAAGAAAAAATTGGGATAATATGTTGCTTGATTTGTACATACAAGAGTTTGGCTACGAGGAAGGTCGTAACAGATGTGTACAAAACAGTCAGCTATTATGGATACTACAAAAAAACAAACAGATGCCAATGGATTTTAGTTATGAACAAGTACAGAAGTAAGTATGAAGCTAACATAGCTAAAGATTTAAAAGCAAGAAGAATTAAATTTGAGTACGAAACTGTAAAGATACCCTATTATTTAAGTAAGAAAGGTAGATGTAAGTTTTGTTCATCTGGTGTAGTGTTTGTTCACAAAGTATATACACCTGACTTTATAATAGGTTCAATTATAGTAGAAGCAAAAGGTAGATTCACTTCAGTTGACAGAACCAAGATGGCTCAAGTGGTAAAAGAGAATCCAAGCCTTGACATTCGTATGTTGTTTATGCGTGACCAGTGGATTACCAAAAGAAAAAAGAAAAGATATTCTGATTGGTGTAACGACCATAATATTAAGTTTGCTTTTGGTACAGCACTACCTAAAGATTGGTTAAGGGAGTCAAGAAAATGAAAGATATAATGGATACACTTTTTTGTGTTTCTTGTGGTACTTGTAACCCTGAATACAAAATAATTAAAGATATGAAAGTTTGTAAAGGCTGTAGAAACTTTAGTGCTTTAGGTGCAGTCCTATCTGTCTATGAGATGATAGATATATTTAATGACTTACAAGTGCAAAGGGTTTTACCTGAAAACTTTTTTAGTGATAGGTTAAAACAGTCTTGTGATAATGAAGAAATTGATTTTGATGATGACTTATTATCAATAGAGCAAGCCATTTCAAGGGAAGATGCTATGAGAGATATGTTGTATATAGATGATATTTATGACAGTGATGAGGAGTATTGATTATGAAAATATGCGTAGTACCTGATACACAGGTTAAACCTGATGTAAAGATAGACCACTTGCTGTACGCAGGTAGGTACATAGCATCTAAGAAACCAGATGTCATTGTAATGATAGGTGATTGGTGGGATATGGAATCTCTCTGTTCATACGATAAAGGCAAAGCATCTTTTGAAGGTAGGAGATATAAGAAGGACATAGATGCAGGTAACCTAGCTATGGACTTGTTCTTACAACCTATCAAGGCAGAAAAAGAAAGGTTAAAGGTAAACAAGAAGAAGCAGTGGAAGCCTCGTATGGTATTTACTATTGGCAACCATGAGCAAAGAATTGAAAGAGCCATAGAAGATAACGCTATGCTAGAAGATACTATAGGATACCATGACCTTAACCTAGATGATTGGGAAGTGGCTGATTTCTTGCAGCCTGTTATAATAGAGGGTGTAGCCTTCAGTCACTACTTTACTACTGGTGTTATGGGTAGACCTGTGACTAGTGCTAGAGCTATGCTCACTAAGAAGATGATGAGTTGTGTGATGGGTCATGTACAAGATAGGGATATAGCTTATGGTAAACGAGCAGACAACGCTAGACTTACAGGATTGTTTGCTGGTATGTACACACAGCATGATGAGGCATACTTAGGCAATCAAGGTAATGGTAGTTGGAAAGGTATCTGGTTGTTAAACGAAGTAGAAAATGGTAGCTTTGATGAGTTACCTGTATCACTAAACTATTTGAGAGGTAAATATGGAAATTGATTATAGTAAACTTAATAGGACTGAAAGGGTAATTAAATATCTACAAGAGAATGGAAGTATAGAGCCTATACAAGCATGGAAAGATTTAGGTATATACAGACTAAGTGCTTGTATTTTAGAACTAAGAAAAAGTGGTTGCAATATAATTACAAAAAGAAAAAACAGTTTAAATAGGTTTGGAGAGTCTTGTAAATTTGCTTGTTATGTTTTAAAACCTAACGAGGTAAATTAAGATGAATAAAATAGTAAAGGGTGTAAGCAACTTTCAGTGGGGTGGTGACCATTACAGAAAACTACCTATCCAAGTATGGGATTTTATTGCTGCTAACAAACTAGATTATTTTCAAGGTAATGTAGTTAAGTATGTATCCAGATACAAAGATAAAAATGGCTTAGAAGATTTAAAGAAAGCTAGACATTACATAGATAAAATTATTGAGAATGATTACACGAGGACTGTGCCATGCCCACCACAAAAGGAAGCTGGTCAAGAGTAAAAGATAAGAAACGATTTGACAATAACTACGATAAAATATTTGGAGTAAAAGATGAACCAGTACCAACAGTACATAGCCCTATCAAGATACGCAAGATGGATACCAGAACTAAACAGAAGGGAGACTTGGAAAGAAACAGTTGATAGATACATGACTAATGTTGTATCTGATAAGGTAAGTAAAGATACTTACAAGCAACTAGAAGATGCAATCTACAATCTAAATGTTATGCCTAGCATGAGAGCCATGATGACTGCTGGTGCAGCTATGGAACGAGATAACACTTGTGCTTACAACTGTAGCTACTTAGCAGTAGATGACCCTAAGTGCTTTGATGAAGCAATGTTTATATTATTATGTGGCACTGGTGTAGGTTTCAGTGTTGAGCGTCAGTACATTAGTAAGCTACCAGAAGTACCAGATGAGCTATACAAGAGCGATACTACTATAGTGGTTAGTGATAGTAAGGAAGGGTGGGCTAAAGCCCTTAGACAGCTAATCTCGTTGCTCTATGCAGGTGAGATACCTA